GTGGGTAAGTCGCTTAGTATTATTCAGTTAGCATTAGCAGTATCTTGTCCTGGCGCGCGGTGGTGGGGGAAGGATGTTAAAGAACATGGTAATGCTGTAATTTTTTGTGCGGAAGATGATTTAATGGAAATACATAGGCGTTTAGATCTGCTTGACCCCAAAGGCAGACGTTTTAACTCCTCGTTTGATGTCTATGTGTTTCCAGTCCCAGAGCAAAAAGAACCCATGATCCTAATGCGAGAAGAGGGGGTTACACCTATCGCGCAAGAGCTAGTGGAAGAGTTACAAGCCATACCAAATTTAAAGTTGGTTTGCTTCGACCCGTTACAAGCATTTACAACTGGTAATGTATCAAGCAGTAACGAGGCGGGACAATTATGGGGATCTTACTGTGCAAACATATCGGCTCGGTTAGGTTGTACAACATTGACGATTCACCATTTAAACAAGGGAGCTTTAACCAACGATTCAGATGATGCTATGTCACACCGCCAGGAAATTCGTGGCGCAAGCTCAATTTTAGATAGTTGTAGATGGGGAATTGCCTTGTGGTTGGCGAGCGCGGAGGATTGCGAGCGGATTTGTGAGGAAATGCGTGTGAAAAATGATCGCATGGCGGTGGTAAAAGCAGCACTAGTTAAATCTAATTCTGGTAATGTTGACTATGAAACCAAAACATTATTTAGAAAAGATGGCGTGCTTGAATTATTAGAAGAAGTACAAAATCCAATTAATTTATATGACAATTTTTAGGAGAAAATTATGAATGTATTAGTAGCGTGTGAATATAGTGGAGCAGTTAGAGATGCTTTTAAAAGTAAAGGCTTTGATGCTACAAGTTGTGATATCTTGCCAACTGATGTTCCTGGTAAACATTATGAAGGAGATATAAGAGACATTTTATATGATGGTTGGGATCTAATGGTTGCGCATCCACCATGCACACATTTAGCTGTTAGTGGAGCTAGATGGTTTAAAGACAAACAACAAGAACAGAAAGAGGCTTTGGAGTTTGTGAGTTTGTTGTTAGATGCTCCAATAAAACATATAGCTTTAGAAAATCCTGTATCAGTTATTTCAAGCAAAATAAGAAAACCAAATCAGATAATACAGCCTTGGCAATTTGGACACGAAGCACAGAAAACAACATGCTTATGGTTAAAAAATTTACCAAATTTAACACATACCAAAGTTGTTGATAAAGGTGAATTTACTACTTTTAAAAGTGGTAAAAGACACCCTAAGTGGTATGCAGATGCTTTGAAGTTATCTAAGCATGAAAGAATGAAAGCGCGATCAAAAACATTCCAGGGAATAGCTGATGCTATGGCAGATCAATGGGGTAATTTTATTAAAAATAATGAGATTACTGAATAAAACCATAGGGAAGTTTAGGGACATACATGCGAACTATAGGGACATACTTGCGAAGTTTAGGGACAAACATGCGAACTTCCTTCCCATATATCCATATTAATATAAATATTAATAGAGGAGTAGAACCCCTTGGGGGGTTCGTACTCCAGACAAAGGAGAGAAAAGATTATGAAATTTAGAGAGGTAGATAAAAATTATTGGTGGGTAAGCGCTAGCGCGGAAGCGAAAAGAGACAGCGCGTTAGTACCCTTCTCGCTCTCGCGCAAGAAAGGTCAGTTTATGGATGTGCGCGCGTTAGTGTGGCATTGGTATCGCACCTCGGTTGCCGGTAATGTAGAGCTATCGCAAACCGCTCGTTTCGTGGGGTGGGCGTTAGCGGAGCGGTGGAGGTATGAAACTTGGTCTTCGCATGATGCGATTAGTTATTATGCAAAGATGACTGGGGTTAATAGAAAGAGTGTAGGCAAGGCGGTTGCTGAATTAAGTGAGCATAATTTAATTTGGATTGTTTTGGAGGGTGAGCCGAAGCGGTTAAAGAAATCCCAGAGCGGTGGGAGAAAGCATTTTTTAGTTGTTGGTTTAGCTAGTATGGTGCGGGAGTGATTCGTTCGGCGCGTGGGGAGGCGGGAGCGAGGAACTAGCGAAAGCGCTTTTAGGGGGAGTTTATCTTTGGAGAAGATAAGTGGCCTCCGCTAGTTCAAACTTATTATATCATTTCTTGTCTTTTTTCTCTTTGGTTGGTTTTTTCTTTTCGCGCTTGCCGAATACCTTTTCATAATTATCTTGGTAGGCGTTAGGCTTATCTTTTGCTGCTGGCCTTCTTCCGCTTCCTTTACCGTTCATTGGTTACTCCTTTATTTTTAGGTTATATGCTTTCATTATTTTCTCGCGGTCATCTTTAGATACGATCTTGAGTATTTTTTCAAGGGTGAGTCTACTTTTCCACCCTTTGTTTTGGTTTAGGCCGTATTTTTGCCGTATGTCTCTTAATAATTCCTCTGTGGTCATTTCTAAAGCCTCTCAACGCCGTGGTTATCAACGTATGCTATGTTGTCCCCGTCTATGTCTTTAAGTAACCACGCGCCGTCTCCGTTCGTTTTAGAGTGTTCTGTTGTTGCGAATGGTAATTCGCCAGTAACTCCATTATCGCGCATGTGTGCTGTGTACTTTCCTAGTGCTTGGTCAAATGTCATAATCTAGCCGTGAATAGTAATATTAATAATTGTAATTGGTCATCTCTTAGATATCTCAAATGCTTAGGTATTGTTCGCCTGTCTATTTTCATTTCTCTTGCTCCTTGTCTTTAATTATTAGATATGCTCCATGTAGGCAAAAGGCCATGAATGAAAGCACTAGTAAGATTTCTATACAGTTAATCATTGCTGCAACCCTAGTTTTTTAAGAAATGGTTAATAAGATAAGAACCATGCCACGCTTTTTGTTTGGTAGTTCTATTTAGTAGTTTATTAATTAAGTTTTTCATAATTACTTCTCCAAAGTATGTAAGATTTAATTACCTTACAATACCCATTGTATACATTTACACCCAATAAGCAACACTATATAGTTAAAAATGTGCAATTTATTACCTAAAATGTGCAAAATAACCTAAAATAAAGCATGGAAAAGGGAAAACCAGGTAGAAAAAGAAAGTTAGCAAGTCTAACAGAAGAAGACTATAAACAAATCAGCGCATGGGCTGGAGATGGCTTAAATGAAAGTCAAATCGCTACTTTACTAAATGTAAACATCTCAACAATTACCAGAGAAAAGAAACGTAATGAGCAATTCGCACACGCTATAAAAAAAGGAAGATATAAAGCGGTTCAACTGGTAGCGAACAAAGTATTTGAAAATGCAATGGACGGCAAAGAAACAAGCGCAATATTTTTCCTAAAGAATCGCGACCCAGACAACTGGGCTGACCGCCAGGAAGTCAACTACAACTTAGATCTTAAAAACGTCCTCACCAGCGCACGCTCCAGAATCATAGACCATCAAGCGCACGCGCTGCCCAAGCGCACGCAAGCGCCAACAGCGAGCGCTAGCGCAAGGGGTAAGGGCGAGGGCGCGAATGATTAATAAAGGGGTTAGATGCGGGCATAGTTTTTTAAAACTCCCTTTTTAACTAATGCAAGCTCTTAATAAATCGCATTTAACCCCCCCTTTGATTGTGTGGCGGTGGTGATATATGTATAACTACTCAACTAAAATTTTTTAATTTTTTTTTAATATGAAATACAGGGAGAAAATATGAATAACAAAAAACCAAAAGATAATAAATTTCACAAAGGTAACGGTGGAGATGGAAAACATTACTGGCTTACTCCACCTGACTTATACAACCAGTTAAATGAAGAATTTAATTTTAATTTTGATCCATGCCCTTATCCTCTACCAACTGGATTTGATGGACTAACATGCGAATGGGGTGAATCAAACTACTGTAATCCCCCTTTTGGATCAATAATACATGAGGGTAAAAAGAAAGGTCCTACAGCGTGGGCGAGAAAATCTATTGAAGAATTTAAAAAGGGCAAAGATGTTGTAATGGTTTATCCAATGGATAAATGGGTGTTAATGATGATTGAAGCTGGAGCTGAAATAAGAAACTTAAAAGATGTAAAGTGGTTAGCTACAGAAGATATGACACCAGGCAAAGGAACTGGTAGACATATTGCTTGTTTTATTTTAAAACATAAAGACAAATGAAATACGGCGTAAAACTAGAAAAAGAACTGATGACCGAACTATGGTCAGGACCAATCAAAGACAACCCAGTAAACTTTGTTAAGTATGTCTTCCCGTGGGGACAGAAAGACACCCCCCTTGAAGACTTTAAAGGACCAAGGAAGTGGCAAGAAAAAATTTTACGAGAAATGGCAATACACATTGAGCGTAACAATGTATTAGATTTACCAGAGATGTTTAGACTAGCCGTAGCATCAGGTCGTGGTATTGGTAAGTCTGCACTAGTCGCATGGATCATTCTATGGATGCTATCAACAAGACTTGGTTCTACCATTATTGTTACCGCTAACACCGAACAACAGCTCCGCTCGCGAACATGGGCAGAGCTAGGTAAGTGGCTAACGCTGTCTATAAACTCTCATTGGTTTACTAAGACAGCCACCACGATTAAACCCGCACAATGGTTTGAAGATGCGCTGATTAATGACCTCAAGATAGATACTGGTTACTACTACGCGCAAGCACAGTTATGGAGCGAGGAAAACCCAGATGCGTTTGCAGGCATCCACTCATCATACGGCGTATGTTTGATTATGGATGAAGCTTCGGGTATCCCCGCTCCTATCTACTCCGTCTCCGAAGGGTTCTTCTCCGAACCCACGCGCGATAGGTACTGGTTTACTTTCTCCAACCCGCGCCGAAACACTGGGCCATTCTACGACAGCTTTAACTCTAAACAATCCTTCTGGAAGAACGAGCAGATAGACTCGCGAACTGTAGAAGGCACAGACCAAAAGCTATTCCAAACCATGATTGAGCAGTACGGCGAGGATTCCACCGTCGCGCGCGTGGAGGTGATGGGCGAGTTTCCATCCGCGGATGATGATACGGTAATACCAATGGGATTGGTTAAGTCAGCGATTGA